CTTGAACTTTTATCTTCTGCTGCATGATTGCCATACTGTTTCGGCAAAAGCTTCGTTGCTAAAAATTTGCGAGTATCAATCTTGAGTCGAGAACGCGCCACAAATTCAGAGTTTATAAGCTCGTTTCCATCGCTGTCAAGACGCGCATCACGAGACGAATCGTCTGCAATATCCATCATTTCTTCCGCCAATAAATCAGCCTGGACAAGCTTTGCTTTTGCGTAGCAGGCGGAGAACTCCGGGTGTTTGTAACGCCACAAATTGACAGTCGACTTGTCTGGCATGTCGTCATACATCTTGCAAAGACGCTCTAAACCAACAGCATGAGTTGCTACTCGCTCACATATAAGAGCAGCTATATCTTTATTATAAGTTGATGGACGACCGCCTGCCATATTATTTTTTCAACCCCGCTTTGCCGCCGTAAGCTTTACCGGCCCCAACTGTAGACTTACTGCAAGCGCCATGCTTATTGCCGCGACTAACGATCTCTTTCATCATGCTATCAGCTTGATAATGACCCTCAGCTAAACCCTTGTCTTTGCCAGCATCGTAAGCTTTGTCATATTCTTTTGAGTTCATGGAGTTAACTCCTTTTATATAATACTCCAAACTATAACACAAAAATATTAAAATACAATGATACAATTACTTGACATATGTCAAATACTTGATATACTACACACACATTATCGAGATAGATAATAGATTAAACAACGGAGATATCGAGATGGCTACAGATAAAATAGAAAAAGCGATAAAGCGCGAAAAATGGTCGATAGATTAGATTAAACAATGGGGGTAGCAAATGTACCCACTATGAGCGTTTATATATACACGGGGACGAAGATGAAATACAAGAATAACAAAGATACGAAAATCATAAATTACAGTCATAAAAACAAAGTATATGAGTTTTTAGTTTGTGTGTTTTCTGTATCATTGCTTTTAGCATTATTTTTTAGCATTTATTTTTTATTGTATATAGTGAGTGATAACTATGTCTAAACAGACATGATCGAGATTTATAACAAAAGAGGTGTAAAATGAAAGAACTAGAAATAAACGGCGAAATATACGTTAAAAAACATAATGATGAATCACGGTACGTGATAGTGCGCACTTATTCGGCCGGTGTCTTTGCTGGATATTTAGATTCAAGACAGGGCAGCGAGGTTGTAATGACAGACGCAAGGAGGCTTTGGCGTTGGGCTGGTGCTGCGACACTAAGCGAGCTAGCGATGAGAGGCACAAGCAATCCGGATGAGTGCAAATTCCCATGTACTGTAGACCGCGTGGAACTGTTAGACGCCATAGAAATAATTGACGTTACCACTCAAGCTCAAAAATCAATCGAGGATGTAGCGGTATGGTCAGCTTAAAAATAGATAGCCATAGAGACGGCTATGGCTACGGCTATAGCTATGGCTCTATAGATTGCTACGGAGAGGGCGGTGGCAATAGATACGGCTATGGCTCTGTAGAGGGCTACGGCTACTGCGACGGCCACGGCGACGCCGGCAATGGTAACGGAGACGGCTACGGAGATGGCGAGGGCTGCGGTGGCTACAACGGAGGCTACGGCGACGGTGACGGCGCCGGCCGTGGCGAAGGCGACGGCTCCGGCAAAGGATAACGAGGTAATATATGGTCAGTTTAAAGATATATTGCGAGGGCTACGGCGATATCTACGGCCAGGGCTACGGCTCTGGCTTTGGCGGTGGTTACGGCACTAACTACTAACTGATAACATGCGAGCTCAAGCCTTAGAGCGCGCTCGCATACATCAAAACAATTAACAAAAACAGTGGATAAGACTGTTAGTAATGTTTAAAATGCTATGCTTATCAATGCTCTTGTTAAAATCTAAACGCAATGAACAACTAGCATATTTAATGCACAACAGCCACACACTTGGCACAAAGTCCACGTTCGCTAGTTTGTTTATCAAACGTGACACGGTCACCAGCGTTTAAAGTTTTGTATCCTTTTTTTGCTATATCGCTAAAGTGCACAAAAACATCAACATCATTATGCACAATGAATCCATAGCCTTTTTTGTCATTAAACCAAGCTACTACGCCTTTACTCTTACTCACTTAAAACTCCTGTTATTAAACTTGTCTGACTCTATAGTTGACAGACTAGTTTGATAAATCAAAAAAAATGTTTATAATAACGTGAAGGGAGCGTTGTTATTTCAGGTACGCACCTTTACGCACTTCAATCACCAGTCAGGGTTCACATTTACTTTCGCCGGGAACGAAACCTTGACTGGGCGAGTCGTAATAACTCCTATCTTACTATTTATTAGCCAAAATCAAAAGAAAAAAGCCCTATATAAATCAACTATAACTGATTGTTTTTCATCAAATCAATTGAATATTCACGCAACACATTAGCCACTGAGCCGTGAGCATAACCTAATAACATAGATATTTCGTCATTGTGTTTTCTGATTTGTTCTATTTCATCATCATTCATGCTGCCACCATTAGCTGTTCTATAATCGATTTACATTCACTTTCGGCATATGCATAACTTTTAATATGCTCTGTTGGGTCGAATGAGGTTGCATCAAAAAATGTTTGATGTTTTTTTACATGTTCCTCACCATAATATTCTCTGGTTGCTTCGATATCTGATTTATCCCAACAATGCCCACAATCAAAACCAATCCACATATCATTGCAAGCGATTGGCAATAAATCTTTTAAACCGTGGGTTGGTGACATGAAAGTCAATCCACCATGACATTCAATTTCTAGTGTATTGTAATCATAATGCTTCCATTCTCTGCCATTGAATTCTCGATCTTCTAATGGGGTTTTGCTATAGGGGTGTTCATCAGGGATTGCCACATAACCGCATCGATGGCCGAGTGTGTTTAAGACAATGAGGTATTCATAACCTTTGTATTGACCGCCACCTTCAACTGCAATCCAATTCCCATCAGGCACTAATGCTTTTTTATCGCCTTTTAATTTTAATATTTCTGTTATACAAATCATGAATTTAACTCCTGTTCACGATATAGTTCAAAATCATTCTCTGCTTTTTAGTTGATTGCGGTATGTTCACTAACACGCCAATTCCCTAATCCAATTATTAGCGGCCCTGCGTCCTTCATTTTGCGCTCGACCCTTGTCGCAACATGCTAGCTTAACTTGTATCCATATTCTAGTATATTCATGCATCACTTGTGCTCTTTTTTCTTCCGGTATTGCTCTAATTGTGCGCTTTAAAAATACAAAATCATCGTGCAAAACTTTAATGTCATTTTGATGACAAAAATCCTTAAATTTCATCCTTAGTAGCTCCATTAATATGCATTTAAATTAAATCAAAAACTATTTGCGATTCAAATATGCTTTAAGATTAATTTTTAAGTAAAATGTCTATGAGATATACCGGGGAAAAAATTTAGGGCCCCTAAAAAAATTGAAGAGTCCCTGCCTATAACCTACGCCCAGCAAGGGCTATAGCGTTTTTGGGGTCCGTAGGGTCCCGTTTTTCCTTATGTAACGCTATAGTTATCCTAATATTTCTGTACTAATTGTACTTATTTTAACGTATAACTACATACTTCTTTTTTTTATTGTTTTTAAGGACCCTAAGGTCCCTAAATGACTATAGACCTTACTGGGCGTGTATTTTTAGAGGGTCAATAAATAAAAATCAAAGTCCCTACAGATACCCTTATGGACCCCAGGCTTTTTTTGTTAAATTTTTAACCTAGGTAGGTCAAAAATCTTCCTTCCGTTGCATTTTCTTCGTTTTTTTCCGGTCAATTTGGTCAAAGCGGCTGCACATTTTTTTACGGCCCCATTCCTGGTCATTTCTATTAAAGACATGTGTAAGTTGTCCAGGACTTCTGTTGCTGTCATAGGGTGCGTATGGTAAATTGGATTGTCATCCCATCTAAATCTTTCAATGATTTTTTCTTCTATGGGACACGTAGGCATATGATTATCATTTTCAAGATTAATCATGCTTTGTTCTTTATCAGTTAAGCGATAGCTTTCGCCATTATCCATATGATTTTTAATCTCTGCCCAGACTTGCTGCATATCGATATCATGGTTGTGATTTATTGAGCGCACTGAGACCGTCCAGTACCTTCGGTTTCCTGTTTCATCTGATAGAAATTCGGTGGGATTTACTGAA